CCCATGTCGAGGATCTTCCGCAACTCGTCCTCAGTGGCGACGTCCACGCCATCGGGGTACTCGACGCCTTCAGCCGTCAGGACGTTGGGGAGCTTGTGCAGGGCGTCGAACCATGAGCCGACTTGCTGGAGAAGCTTGGGCGTCGGGTCAGGAGCACTCAGCTCCTTCATCAGATCCGCAGCACGGTTGATGAAGTCCTCCGCCCCGTGCGAGGGGCCGAATCCCCGAGCGATGCTCTTCGGGTCCGACATGCCCTTCCCGCAGATCGAGCAGGGGACACCGGCCTTCTTGCGACGTGCGATGGCTTTCGCCTTCTTGGCAGCCTGCACCTTCTTGTGATGCCCGAGAGCTTCACCGACGCCGCCTGCTGAGTCCTTCTTCTTGGCGTTCTTGGTGGCCTGAGCAATGATCTCGGCCTGCTTCGCCTTCATCGCAGGGGTGAGCGCCTTGCCCTTCCCGCCCTTCCCGATCCCCTCGTAGGTTTCCTCGTGGCAGCGGCAGTTGGGATGGAGTGGGGGACCGGGCACGGGGCCATGCCACTGCTGACCGGACACGATCGTCCCGTGCATGGCCTGACAGAGAGCGCAAGCTCCCGGCTTCGCCACCCATCGGCGTGTGTTGACGTCCGTCTGGAATCGCTCGGTGCGCTGCCGTGTCGTCTCTGTGACGGCCACAGTCCCCGCACGGGTGCGCCTCAGCTCCTTGGAGCGCTTCTCCACGAGCCGATCCCGCTTGCCCGGTGGGACGCCATCAGCGACGAGCTGACGCCGATAGTTGGTCAGGCTGATCCTCTGCCGTTCCTCCAGCGGCATGATGTGGCTCAGCTGACGTACGAGGTAAGCCTCAGTCCAGCCGTTGTCGATCCCCTCACGTACGAGGTTCCTGATCGCTGTGAGTGTGCGCTTCCCGACAGCCGGGTCACTCCATGCCACTCGCCCTGTGAGTCCTGAGCGAACTGGCTCACCATCCCCATGAGTTCGTTCATCTGCTCGGAGTCCTGACCTTCCTTGGCTTCCTCGGACTGCTCGGGCAGATCCACCAGCTCTCGGAAGTGCTTCTCCAACGTCTCGTCGGGGAACAGCTGCATGCCCATACCGGCCAGTGCTGCAAGGAAGCCGCCCAGCACAGCGAGGTCAGGCTTCTCGATGTCCTTGTGCTTGATCTCCGGTAGGAACTCCGTGTCCATGCCGTTGATCCTGAACAGGCGATGCACGGCGAAGCGGTTGAGCACGTCCTCAATGGCGTCCAGCCATGCACCAAGAGCCACGCTGAACAGGCTCGTCTTGTCACTGGAGAGAGCGAAGCTCCCGACCGCTTCGTGGCCCAGCAGGATGAAGTCGGCCAGCACGGTCATGGCGATGCGCTGGTCGTAGCGGGCGATGATGTTCGTGATGTCGAACGTACGAGAGCCACCGGATGACATCAGCTCGAAAATGATCTGGTCGTTCCCGTCCTGATCCTTCATGATCGGCAGGAGCACACCGGCTTCCTTGTCCTGCCGCACGTTCTTGATGATGTCCTTGAGGGAGTTGACGAGACTGAGGTAGCCAGCATTGCCGTTGCTCGCCTCCATGAGGATCTCGGAGTCCACCCGCATCATGGGCAGGCCCGCCAGATCACGCTCGATACCGACGCCTTCGATCTCCTCGAAGTGGGGAAGAAAGTACCACGGCCTGTAGGCGTTGCGCAGGACGCTCCTGCCCTCGGGGTTGTTCTTCACGACGCTTGTGCGGAAGAGCAGACCCTTCGTGATGGGGATCGCCACGTCCTTGTACTCAGGCGCTGCCCGCTGGACGAAACCCTTCAGGGACTGGCTCTTGTCGTCGTAGTCCCACTTGGACAGGGAGTCCTGTGACCGGCTCCCGAACTTGCGCCAGCCCACCTTCCCGTCGGTGTGCTTGGAGGAAGGGACGCTGCCCGTCTCACTCTGCTCGCCCTGCCGGTGCTTGTAGACGATCTCGAAGAAGCTGAACCCGAAGGTGAGCATCGTCATGATCTCGCTGATGAAGTCGGACCACGAGTGGGACATGTCGTCCATGCACTGCTGCACGAACTCGGCGTCTTCCTCTTGACCTTCCTGATGGGGTTCGACATACCACTCGACACCACGGAGCATCATGTCGATGGCGAACATGATCGCACCGATTGTCGGGTCGTTGTCCCGCATCTGTGCGTAGACCTTGATGGCCCGATCCGCCTTCAGATCAGGGATCATGTCCCCGGTGACGATCCCGGCGCTGATGTTGAGACCGGACGCCCCGATCTCCTTCAGCGTGGCAGACGGGTTCGTCCCATTGCGTGTTGGCATGCGGTGATCCTACTTACGTGCTCATCCGACAGAGAGATCCCACCGTGATTCCTTGCCGATGCCGATGGCGTCAGCAATGACCCCGATCCTCGCACGTCGCTGTGTCCATGCCAATGCCCCGGCTACGACCGAGTCTGGAGGATGTCCGCTCCCGAACAGATCGTCCACCGTGACGTAGCGATGCTCGTCGTAGGCGTAGTCGATACGTGGGTAGTGCAGATCGTTGCGCTCAATGGCGGTGATGTACTCACTGAACATGGCGTTGTTCAGCCCCCGGTTCATCGTGATGGGCACGATGCGCCTGAACTCTTCCCGCCCCTCGGTCATGTCCTTGATCAGATCATCCACCACTGAGCCGAGGCCCGTGCTGTCGTGGACGAGCTGACCGCCGTAGTGATGCCACTGCGTGTATGCACGTCGGACCTGTACGGGCCACGGGAGCTTGTTGAACTGCTGCCATGCCACGCACGTCCAGTCCGGTAGCCGGAACGTCACGACGACTGTCTTGTCCACCGAGCGGCCCCAGTCCACGCCCGTCACGTACTTGTAGGCCGGATGCGGGTCCTTCGCTCCGTCGCCCTCTCCCGTCCACATGACTCTTGCGTCGCCAGTCGCCACACCCAGCGCCGGATCGAAACATGCAGCGACGAGTTCCGGGTCGATCGCTCGCCCCTCCACGTTCGGTTCCTGTAGCTCATACTCTGCCTCCCACATCGCACGGGGTATCTCCGAGTGCTTCCTGTTGACTTCCGACAGATCCAGCCATCCGTCGGTCGTGTTGCTCGTCTCCTTGAAACACCAAGCGTGGATGGGCCAACCCTTCTCCTTGGCCTCGTCCATGATCGCCCGCATCGTCTTGTCGGGGTACTGCCATGTGGATGACATGACCGTCTGTGTCTCGATGCCCCGCTTACGCATTGGCTGACCTTGGGCTGCCCGCAGGATGGCTAGCTCCATCTCGTCAATCTCGTCCATGCGCAACCGCTGGGGATGAGGCCCCCGAACGCTCGTCTGTGACGCCATGAGGGACCGGATGCTGCCCTTGTTGGACAGTGTGCTCCCGTACTTGTTGCGACCCGTCAGGAGAGCCTTGGGGGCGTTGGGGCTGAACCACAGTGCCTCCGTGTGCTCATGCACGTTCAGGGACTGTGCTCCCGAACCACCCAGCAGGGACACGTTGGCCGTCAGCCACGCAGCCTCCGAGAGGGAGAGGACCGACAGGAGGAAGGACTTGCCCCCGAAGCCTCGGGAGGCCCACCACACCGATACGGGGTCCAGAGCGAAGTACGCCCGGTAGAACGCCTCGAACGGTGACACATGGTCCTGACACACCTGTTGGGTGGGGATGCGTACACCCCACATGGCGTACACGGCCCACCACAGCTCTTGTGGTGTCTGAGGGGGACGAGCCAGTGCGAACTGGGGCACCTGTCAGTCTCCCGACATTCCGTGAGCCACAGCATCAACGAGGTGATGCACCACGTACACGTATCCGATGATCAGGACCCCTGCCAGTAGGAGTCCCTTCCAGTGTGATCGCATCCACGCAGCATACGGTGTCTCCCGCCGTGAAGCATGGGGCCACACTGTCAGGCGTCAGATCCACCCGAAGAGTTGGAAGAAGAACCAGATCAAGCACACCAGTAGCACGATCCACAAGATCGTGATCAGTCCGTTCATCTCAATCACCCGCCTGTTCCTTTGAGGGGCAGCTCGGGACATGCCCTATCGCTGTTCGGGTTACGGCTGTCCGCCAGTGCCTTGCTGGCCTCTTCGTACATGCGG